CGATAGAATTAATCTGCATACTAAATGTGGTAGTCTTCTTGGTATTAAATTCTCTGAGGAAGAGCAAGCCTTTGTAGACAAGGTTAAGAATACCACATCATGGGATGATGTAATGAATATCGCCCAAGAACTTTATGGTTATTCTAAAACTGAAGAGTCTATGATAGAGCAACAAGAAAGCCTCAGTTTCGGTGATGGAGATGATTTTGAGTTTGGTGATGATTTTGATTTCGGTGACGGAGATGATTCTGAACCTACTGAAGAAGATCAGGAAGATCAGGAAGAAAGTTCATCAGGTAATGCTGATGATTCCGAAGATGAAACTGAAGAAGATTCTGCAAACGGTACTGATGAAGAAGAATCAGAGTCAGAAGAGACTGAATCCAAAAGTGAAAGTGGTGAGATTACTGAAGGCTCTGAATGTGAGCCTGAAGCCACTACTGATACGAATTTCAGAAATAATGAAAATCAATTAGTCAATAGCGAAGTTACTAATATAGAAACTGTCAAGTGGATGAAGTCTAAAAAAGATGATCTATACACTATGCCGATTTCTGAAACTTGGGCTACCGATTTTGAATATAAGACTGGTGCTCTTTATGGCAGTAATTGCATGTCTCTTCCTAAGACTCAGGCTGAGTCAGTACTTTGGAATGAGTTTAATCAGAAAAATAGAAGTTACATCAACCTTCTTGCCCAACAATTTGAGATGAAGAGGAAAGCCTCTGTACTCGCAAAGGCAAAAGTCTATAAGACTGGCAAGTTGAATGAAGATAAGTTATGGGCATACAAGTTGACCGAAGACTTGTTCCTTGCTAACACTGTGATTCCTGATGGTAAGAATCATGGGTTATTCATGATGATCGATATGTCAGGTTCCATGCACAATCAAATGGGTGCGACTATTGAACAATTATTGATTCAAGTTGCGTTTTGTAAGAAAGTGAATATTCCTTTCAAAGTTTTCGGGTTTTCAAATGCTGATTATGATGAAGATCAAAAAAACAAAGTTGTCGCTAATGTTGATTTGAGCGAAGGTCAGTTATTCATAGCCGATCCATCTTTCAAATTAATTGAATTGATCTCTTCCGAATTATCTGGTAAAGATTATGCCCAGACTTTCAAGAATATGCTTGGGTGGATGAAAGCATACACCTACTCAGATTACTATGAGAATCAGGATGTTCTAGTAGAAAGATACACTATTCCAAGACACCTTCAGTTATCGCAAACTCCATTAGCACCAGCAGTTTTGGCTGGTAGAGATTTGGCGATTAAGTTCCAAAGAGAAAACAAGGTTGAGGTTTTGAATACAATAATTCTTACCGACGGTGGGAATACTAGCGCCCTAGATATTGCAAAGGGCCCTGTAGAAAAAGACGGTGAGAGTTGGAACTACTTCAATTCTACAGACCTTCCTCATAATTGGGATGAGATCCACATAAAAGAAGGTCCATTACTTACCAAGCATATTGCTAAGGATTCAGGTTACTATAGATATACAAGCGATGCGTGGTACAAAGCCGCTCTGAAGCATTATAAAGTGACCACGGGTTCTAGAATGATCTCCTTCTATATTTGTGAGAATAAAAAGAGTGCCGTTTCTGAAGCATGGAATGATGCGAAGGGTCATTATGATAGTTATTCAACCGAGTTTGAAAAGAAGTACAAGACTTATAGAAAAGATAACTATATGGAAATTGAGAGTGCAGGATCTTTTGATGCCGCATTTATCATTAAAGGTGGTAAAGCCTTAAATGTAGATGATAGTGAATTAGAAGTAGCCAGCAGTAAAAAGGGTGATCTCCTTAGGGGTTTTAGAAAATTCAATAAGAATAAGTCGAATTCTAGAGCGTTTTTGAGTGCCTTTATTGATAAAGTTGCATAGAATCAATGACTTACGAAGCAAAAAAAAGTGAAGAAAAAGGTTGACTTTTGCTGAAAAACCAGTATAATAGTATATGTAATTGAGAGTTTTGTTAATAAATCGAGAGAGTGAAATATGAATAGAGTGATGAGTAAAAAGAGAGAGGTCGAGTCAAAAGCGTTAATTGAATCGCTGGCTGCCTCTGATAACCAATCGGGTATTTTTAGCCGAAAGGAAATAATGGATACTGCGGTGAATTTGGGTCTGGCAAAACAGGGCTCAGCCGTCGGGTATGTTGTTGGTAATTATGCAGTCGGGCAGAACAAGTTTCAGATTCCGACTGATGCGGGAGAGTCTATTGGAATTAAGACAGCGGCAAATACTAATATTGCCAAACCTCTTGAGGTCATTCAGACCAATACTGATACCGTTGAAACTTCAGCGGCTAAGATTTTGACCCAAGCAAAATTAGCGGTCGAAATTGATAATTTGATTCCCGAGAAGGACGATACATATGTTCCTTTCGGTTTCTATTCCGATCTGGTAAAGATTTTAAAATCTGAGATGTTCTATCCTGCTTTTGTTTGTGGTCTATCTGGTAACGGTAAGACTATGATGGTCGAGCAAGTTTGTGCTAGACTGAAAAGAGAAGCCATTAGGGTCAATATCTCCATTGAAACCGATGAAGATGATTTGATAGGTGGTAATACACTTGTTGATGGTAATGTTGTTTACAGGGAAGGTCCTGTACTGACTGCCATGAAGAGGGGTGCAGTTCTCATTCTAGATGAAATTGATAGGGGTTCCAACAAGTTGATGTGCCTTCAGGCGATCCTTGAAGGAAAGCCTTACTTCAATAAGAAGTCTGGTGAAGTTGTCCATCCTGCTTCGGGTTTTAATGTGATCGCTACTGCTAATACCAAGGGTAGGGGTTCAGATGATGGCAAGTTTATGGGTGCTCAGATTTTAGATGAAGCATTCCTTGAGAGGTTCGCTATTACGGTTGAGCAAGAATATCCTTCTAATGCTCAAGAAAAGAAAATTGTTCTCAACAAAATGGAAGTTGCCAATTGTGTTGATGAAGAGTTTGCTACCAACTTAGTGAATTGGGCTGAAGTTATCAGGAAGACCTTCTATGAGGGTGCGATTGATGAGTTAGTTTCTACCAGAAGGCTTGAACATATTGTGAAAGCCTACGCAATGTTTGGTGATAGACTGAAGGCAATTCAGTTATGTGTCAACAGATTTGATACTGAAACTAAGTCTGCCTTTGTCGACCTTTACACTAAGGTCGATGAGGGTGTCGATCTCTCTACTGAAACTTCTGAATCAACTGAAGAAGAAGAGTTTTAAGATGAGCGATATAGATTACAAGTTCCGAGAGAACGAATTGATTTCCGAGTTGCAAACTTATATTGATAATACCTATGCGGGTCATTATGGTCAAGGTGGTTTGCAATCTTCGGAAGTCATAGTTGATCGTGGTAGGGGACTTGATTTTTTCTTAGGCAATGTAGACAAGTACAATGCCCGCTATGGAAAGAAGGGTTCTGCAAATGATCACCGTAAAGATATAATGAAAATATTGCACTATGCATTATTGGCACTTTACGAACATGATCGCCAGAACCCTGTGGATAACTCTGGTATGACTGTAAATCAGGCGTATAAAATTTCATATACATTACCAGAGTCCAGTTTGAAGGTGACTGAATAAACAACCTTCACCGACCCTCGGGACCGACTCTCTCACTCTCTCAAATGGTCCCGAGGGTCATTTTTATATAAATAAGTAGAGTGAATGAGTTTAACGGAGAAACGAAAAATGGCGTACAGATTTCAATATGTGCAAACTAGACCCAGTACTGATGTTGATTGGTATCAGTTTAAATCAGATAGTTCCACAGACTGGAATAATCAGGCTGATGAAACACTTGCTCTTATGACAGATAATGGAGCAACCAAATCGTTTACTTTTTCTGAAGATAATTTAACATGGACAGTCTTAATAGATTTTCCAAATAAAGCATCCGCAGATGCCTGTGCTACAGCAGTTATAGCGAATAATGCCTCCAAGTATAGTGGTAAAGATGTAGATGAACACCCAGATTTTGTTGCGTATAGAAGTGCTAATAGTTTAACTTTTGCTGAAACAGTAATAGGTACTGTTTAATAAATTTTTTACTTGACTTTTGTTCGCAAATGATGTATGATGGATAAAATTTGATAATTGTGATGGAGACTTTATATAATGAAAATATCAAACGAAACTTTGGAGATTCTACGGAATTATTCCACTATTAATACGAACATACTGGTTAGACCCGGTAATGTTCTTTCAACTGTATCGAATGGCATAAACATATTTTCCCGTTCAGAAGTAAAAGAAACTTTTGATCGTGAATTTGCCATATACGATCTCAACAAACTGTTGGGAGTTTTGTCTGTACACCCAGAAGCCGATCTTGAATTTACTGAAGATCGAATTGTTATTGCTGGTAATGGTCAGACAGAATTCTATTTCGCAGACCCATCTATTGTTACAGCCGCACCAGATAAGACTATTGAAGTCGATAATTACTGGTCGTGTAGCATTGATGCCGCTTTGATCAACAACTTAGTAAAGTTCGCATCTGTTCTTTCTGCACCCATATTGAGTGTAGTTAGCAAGAACGGTCGTGTAACAATCGGAGTTGGTGATCCTTCCACAGCCAAGACTGATAGTCACACAATAGAAATTGGTGAGTCACCAAATGATTTTGATTGCCGATTACCTGTTGAAAATTTCAAGGTTATTCCTGGAACTTACAATATGATTCTGAGCCAGAAAAAGTTTATGTATCTTGAGGGAACGGGTATTAAGTATTGGCTAGCCCTTGAACCCACATCACAGATATAGGAGATATTATGATCGAAGTCGGAACTAAAGTTCCTGATATTACTTTCAAGACCCGAGTTCGGGATGAGAGTATTGAAGGAGATAATCCATTTACTTGGCAAGATGTAACTACCGCTGATCTCTTTTCAGAAAAGCGAGTTGTATTGTTTGCTTTACCGGGTGCTTTTACACCCACTTGTTCTACATTTCAACTACCTGGTTTTGATGACTTGTATTCAGATTTTCAAAATGCTGGTGTTGATGAAATTTATTGCTTGTCAGTTAATGATAGTTTTGTCATGAACAAATGGGCAGACTGGGCAAAAGTCAGAAATGTGAAGATGATACCTGACGGCTCTGGTTTATTCACAAGTGCCATCGGCATGATGGTAGATAAAGACAATCTCGGATTTGGTTTTAGATCATGGAGATATGCTTTACTTCTTAATGATGGTATTGTTGAGCAAGCATTTATTGAACCCGGCTTTACTGATAATGCTGAAGATGATCCTTATGGTGAATCTGATCCAGCCGCGGTACTTAATTATATAACGGGAGAGAGTCCTGTTCAACCCAAAGGTCGCCAGTTGACATTAGACCTAGAAGATGGTATAATGAACAAAGATAAACTTGGCGCTGATTAGGAGAAAATATGCGGAAAAAGAATGTTAATGAAAGAAGAATTGTTGCTCTAGAAAATTTAGAGAAGTCAGAGTTTTTTCCTAAGCAGATCAAGTCTGGTAGGAAAATGATTGATCGTTCTGAAGAGGCTTGGAATGAAAAGAAAGCCTATAACATTGACATTTTAGAAAAGAGGATTAGAACATGAGTGAAGAGTTTCTTTGGGTCGAGAAGTATCGACCATCAACTATAGAAGATTGTGTTCTTCCTGATAGTGTAAAAGAAAACTTTAATCAATTTCTTGTTAAGGGAGAAATTCCCAATCTTCTTTTGAGTGGTACTGCTGGAACTGGAAAGACTACCATTGCTAGAGCATTGTGTGAAGAACTTGGTAGCGATTATATTATTATCAACGGTTCTGAAGAAAGTGGTATTGATGTTCTCCGTACAAAAATTAAAAACTTTGCTAGTACTGTATCTTTTGAGGGTAAACCAAAAGTTGTTATACTGGATGAGGCAGATTATTTGAATCCTAATTCCACACAACCAGCATTGCGTGGATTTATTGAGGAGTTTTCACAAAATTGTAGATTCATTTTTACATGTAATTTTAAGAATCGTATCATAGAACCTCTTCATAGTCGAACAACCGTGATTGACTTTAGATTGCCAAAAGCAGAAAAGCAAATCATGGCTGGAAGATTCATGCAGAGAATGATGACTATTCTTAATCGTGAACAAGTGAAATATTCAGATAAAGTTCTCGCGGAACTCTTGATGAAACACTTTCCCGATTACAGGCGAGTGATAAATGAACTTCAAAGGTATAGTGCATCTGGAATTATTGACGAAGGTATTCTCAGTAATTTAGCAGAGTTGAATACCAAAGATTTGGTAAACAGTCTTCAAGATAAAGACTTCAAGAAGATGCGACAATGGGTTGCGAACAATTATGATACTGATCCTCAGGGCATCTATAGAAAGATTTATGATGCGTTGTTGGATAAGATTGATCAGCCAGCACACCTAGTTTTATTAATAGCAGATTATCAATATAAAGCGGCTTTTGTTGCTGATCAAGAAATCAACATTACCGCTTGTCTTACCGAGATCATGGGGAATGTTAAATTTAAATGATGCATCTGTAGAAGATGCCCATAGTATCGCTAGGAGTCTTCTAAGAGAGACTCCTTGGGTAGTATTTAATAAGCAAGATTTGACTATGCAACAAGAAGTTGACTTCTGTAGCATGATTGGAGAGTGTCAGGTAGTGCTTGGAGAGCGTTCTAAGCATATCGCAGTACATGATAACATACTAAGAGTCACGGGAGAACTAGATGAGGCGGGCGAACCTGGTCTCTTTGGGCATGAAGATGCATTAGATTGGCATGCAAATCAAGCCAGCAACCCTGATCGATCTCCATTGATCTTTTTGTATGCCAAGAAAGATACTAGAGGAAGCGTCACCAGTTGGATCAATATGATCGAGGCGTATGATGATTTATCTTCTATAACTAAAAAAGAAATAGAAGATATTCAAATCACATTGGGCTATAAATCTGGTGCGTATTCTGATAGTAAATTTTTTGTAGAACATCATAATGTGGATAAACCATTCAGATTGGTTCACACAAATGATGGTGGTCAAAAGGGACTTTATTTTCCATTTCTCCAGATTTTTGGAATGGTAGATAAAGATAAACATGAATTTGGGCAATACATGGA